ATCTGAAACGGTATTTGGAGAAGGTTACTTAGTTGATGTACTATGGAGAGATTTACAAGAAGATGAAGATGGTTTAGTGGATCATCCATACGGCTGGAAAACTTTTGAAGTTGATATCAACAGTGAAGGAATACATGGATTTTTAGGTCTTAAATATCAAGATTTAAAATTCTAATAAGTTAAATTGTTAAATTATAGGTGATTATAAAAGTAAAATTAAATTAAATTAAATTATGGCAAAAATTAAAGAACAAGAGTTACAATCAATTATTTCTCAACAACAAAAAGCTGATGGTATTATTACAAACTTAGGTTTGTTAGAAGCTAAAAAGCACGAGCTACTGCATGCGTTTGCTCAAGTTAATGCACAGATTGAAGACATTAAGAAAGACTTGGAAGCTACTTACGGTAATGTAAATATTGATTTACAAACCGGCGAGTACACGGAAATCAAAGAAAAAGATGAGCAAGATAATTAGAAAAATAAGTATTGGCTCAGATTATAAAAATGACGCCATGCACTACGCTGTTAATCAGTCTGTGTATGGTGGTCATATCATAAAAGCTATATTGCACGACGAAACTGACGGTTCATATAGTATTCACATTAAAAAGAATGATGAAGTACTACCTTGGAAAAAGTTTAATTGTAACATGGCTATATCTGTTGAATACGATTTAGAGTATTAATGAATAGCTTAGGTCAATTTATTATAAGACCTTTAAATGATAGATATAACAATCAAGTAAAGGTAGGCGATAAAAATCTTATTACTAATACAAAAGTAGAAGATTGGAGATCTGTTAGCAAAGAAGCTGTTGTTGTCGCAACGCCTAAAGCGCTAAAAACAGATATAAAACCAGGTGATAAAGTAATAGTACATCACAACATATTTAGAAGATGGTACGACGTTAGAGGCGTAGAAAAAAACGGTTCTACATTTTTTAAAGACAATATGTACTTTGCTAGTCCTGATCAAATATATATGTACCAAAAAAACAAACAATGGTACACTAATATGGATTACTGCTTTGTTGCACCTGTTGTAGAAACAGATGTTTTAAAGAATCAAAAAGAAAAAGAGCTTGTTGGTATACTAAAATACAGCAACAAGTCCTTAGAAGCGCTTAAAATAACCCCAGGAGACTTAATAGGGTTTAAACCTAACTCTGAGTTTGAGTTTGTTTTTGATAACAAGCGTTTGTACTGTATGAAATCTAATGATATTGTAATTAAATATGAATATAAAGGAAACGAAAAAGAATATCATCCTAGCTGGGCAAATAGCCGTTGAAGAACTAATTAAGGTAGCAAAAGAAGCTATCGTTGATTCTGATGATGATATATCTGCTGACAGATTAAAAAACGCTGCAGCAACAAAAAAGTTGGCTATATTCGATGCTTTTGAAATTTTACAAAGAATACAAGAGGAAGAGGATAAAATAAACGAAAAACCTAAAGAAGAAAAAGAAGAAAAAGCTTTTAAAGGTTTTGCAGAACGTAGATCTAAATAAGATGTACAAGCAAACTTTATACAGTGTAGAAGAAAACTACATTAAGCCTCAGGTAATAAAGCGAATGAATCGCTATAAAAAATGGGAATATGGTTATAATGCTGATTATGACGTCGTGGTTATTAGCAAAACTGGAAAGATTGGAGAAATATATAACATCCAAAATCTTAGAATCGCTTTACCAGAAGCAACAAAAAATGTACAAAAACGTTCTGCTAAGAAAGAAGAGCAGTTCTGGGAGGCTTCAGAATATCCAAAAGAATTAACCAAAATAAAAAGTGTTTTTGACTGGGAGGAATATCCTGTTGATTTCAAAGAAAAATGGTTTGATTACATAGATAAAGAGTTTACATATAGAGAAGATGGGTTTTGGTTTTATAATAACGGCGAACCAACATATATAACAGGTACACATTATATGTACTTGCAATGGACAAAGATTGACGTAGGACGCCCTGACTTTAGAGAATCGAATAGATTATTTTTTATATTTTGGGAAGCTTGTAAAGCAGATAGTAGAAGTTATGGAATGTGTTATCTTAAGAATAGACGTTCTGGTTTTTCTTTTATGTCATCATCAGAAACTGTTCACCAAGCAACTATGTCTAGTGACTCTAGGTTTGGTATACTCTCTAAATCAGGTAGCGATGCAAAGAAAATGTTTACAGATAAAGTAGTACCTATTTCCATTAACTATCCGTTTTTCTTTAAGCCAATACAAGACGGTATGGATCGTCCTAAAACAGAATTAGCATATAGAGTACCTGCTAGTAAGTTAACTAGAAAAAAACTAGGCTCTAAAGATAAGCTAGAAGAAATTGTAGGATTAGATACTACGATTGACTGGAAAAATACAGGAGATAACTCTTATGATGGTGAAAAACTAAGATTACTAGTGCATGATGAAAGTGGTAAATGGGAAAAGCCTGATAACATATTAAATAACTGGAGAGTTACAAAGACTTGTTTAAGATTAGGTAGAAAAGTTATTGGTAAGTGTATGATGGGATCAACATCAAATGCTTTAGAAAAAGGTGGTAATAATTTTAAAAGTTTATACAATGCCTCAGATGTTAAGAAAAGGAACCGCAACGGGCAGACTAGCTCAGGATTATATTCTTTGTTCATACCTATGGAATGGAACTACGAAGGATTCATTGATACTTTTGGATTACCTGTATTCGACACTCCCGAAAAACCAGTCAAAGGAGTCGACGGAGAGCTAATAGACTACGGAGTAATAGAGCATTGGGAAAATGAAGTTGAAGGTTTAAAGAACGATCAAGACGGTTTAAATGAATATTACCGTCAGTTTCCAAGAACAGAGAAACACGCCTTTAGAGACGAGGCTAAAGAGTCTATATTTAATCTTACTAAGATATACGAACAAGTAGACTACAATGAAGATTTAAAAAATACAGCAGTAGTTACAACAGGCAGCTTTGCTTGGGAGAACGGAATGAAAGATACTAGAGTAGTATTCTATCCTAATAAAGACGGTAGATTTAAAATATCTTGGGTTCCTCCGAATAATCTTCAAAATCAGGTGATAATAAAGAATGGTACTAAATATCCAGGAAACGAACATATGGGTGCGTTTGGATGTGATAGTTATGATATATCAGGTACAGTAGATAAAAGAGGTTCTAATGGAGCTTTACACGGATTAACTAAATTTAGTATGGAAGATGCTCCTCCTAATTGTTTTTTCTTAGAGTATATATCAAGACCACAAACCGCTGAAATGTTTTTTGAAGATGTGCTTATGGCTTGCGTTTTTTATGGTATGCCTATATTAGCAGAAAACAATAAACCTAGATTACTGTATCATTTTAAAAGAAGAGGTTATCGAGGTTATAGTATGAATAGGCCAGATAAAGTTTGGAATAAACTATCTGTAACAGAAAAAGAAATAGGTGGAATACCAAATTCAAGTGAAGATATAAAACAAGCTCACGCAGCTGCTATTGAATCTTATATAGAAACCCACGTTGGTTATTTAGGAGAAGGTTATGGTAACATGTACATGCAAAGAACCTTAGAAGACTGGGCAAAGTTTAATATAAACAACAGAACAAAACACGATGCTTCCATAAGTTCAGGTTTAGCTATTATGGCTTGTAATAAAAACAGGTATACACCAGTAGCTAAAAAAGAATACAAAAGCATAAACTTAGGTATAAAAAAATACGACAACACTGGTGCGTCGTCAAAAATTATTAAATAAATGAATATACAAACTAACACTAATAGTTCATTTCCTAGTCAAACAGTTAGCGATCAAGAAAAAGCAAGCTTAGACTACGGCATACAAGTAAGTAGAGCTATAGAGCAAGAGTGGTTTCAAAAAGGTGGATCAGGGAATAGATACGCTAAATACTACTCAAACTTTCATCAGTTAAGATTATATGCTAGGGGTGAACAAAGTGTTCAGAAGTATAAAAACGAATTATCAATCAACGGTGATTTATCTTATTTAAATTTAGATTGGACGCCTGTACCTATTATATCTAAGTTTGTGGATATAGTGGCAAATGGATTATCTAATAAATCATATGACATAACAGCTTTTGCACAGGATCCTTTTTCTGTTAAAAACAGAACAGAGTATGCAGAGGCTATAGAGAAAGATATGAATACCAAAAATGCCCTTATTAACTTAAAGGAAAATTTAGGTATGGATTTTTCTCAAACTCAAGACTTAGAAAACTTACCAGAAACAAACGAAGAGCTTGATTTACACATGCAAATGTCTTACAAGCAAAATGTAGAAGTTGCTGAAGAAGAAGTTATAAACACTGTATTATCCGCTAATAAATACGAAGAGATAAAAAGAAGATTAGCTCACGATTTAACAGTTATAGGAATAGCAGCTACTAAAACTAGATTTGAAAAATCTCAAGGAATAGTTGTGGATTATGTAGATCCAGCTTGTATGGTTTATTCTTACACTGAAGACCCTAACTTTCAAGACATATATTATGTAGGTGAAGTTAAAGCTATATCTATACCAGAATTAAAAAAGCAATTTCCAGACCTATCCAACGAGGAAATGCAAGAAATAGAAAAAAACTCAGGAAGATCTCAATACGTTACAGGTTGGGGTAATTATGACGAAAACACCGTTCAAGTAATGTATTTTGAATACAAGACTTATATGAATCAGGTTTTTAAAATAAAAAAGACTGAGCAAGGTTTGGAAAAAGCTCTTCAAAAAACAGATTCTTTTAATCCACCTAAAAATGATAATTTTGAAAGAATTTCTAGAAGCATAGAGGTTTTATATACTGGAGCTAAAGTTATAGGCACTAATACAATGCTTGAATGGAAGATGGCTGAAAATATGACTAGGCCAAATGCTGATACTACAAAAGTAGAAATGAATTACTGTATTAGCGCACCTAAAATGTATAAAGGACGTATAGAGTCTGTTGTGAGTAAAATAACAGGTTTTGCCGATATGATTCAGTTAACTCATTTAAAACTACAACAAGTGATGTCTAGAATAGTGCCTGATGGTGTGTTTTTAGATATGGACGGTTTAGCTGAAGTTGATTTAGGTAATGGAACAAGTTACAATCCAGCTGAGGCTCTTAATAT